TGCTTTAAGTCTTCCTTCAACTTCAACATCATAACGAGACATTGATGCTCCACTTGCAGATTTTCCTGCGCTTCCTTTTGCAGACATAGTTTTACAAATAACTTTCAGTTTTATTTAGATGTCCTATCCATTACGTGCTTTAGCGGTATCCTTCACATAGCAAGATTTACCCGTCAACCACTTAGGATACTCTGAATCTTCAATTGCTAGAAGCATTTGATCTCCATTGTCGAACAAATAAACATCAAACCACTTACGATTGTAATAATCTTGTTCTTGTAATCGATAATCAGGTTTACCATTCAATTGAATATGACCCTTTTGAACAAATCTAAAGGGTGCTCTCTCATGAATTACTATAGTTTTTGTTGATGCGACTGACTTTGGATCTAAATCGTTCATACTACCTCTGCGGTCTCAAGGTCAGCAAGAACATACTCCATAAGCATATCGTAGTCATCAAGAGCATCTCCAGAGAACACAACGCCCTCCTTTTCATAATAGCGACGAACTTTTTTGAAAAGTTTTGGATTTTTCACATCAAGGAAAATTTCACCAGTTGCTGCAGAGCGAAGAGTACTGATGTCTTTCTTGAACTTAACGGTGATAGTCATTGGTCTGTTTGTTTACCTAATAATTTTAACAGAGACTCTGATGAATTTAGAGTCTTGCGGACACTTTCAACAATGTCCCATGCTCGCTGTGAGGATCGAACTCACCTTAGGCAAATTATGAGTTTGCTGCATTCACCAGATTGCTAAGCGAGCAGAAAGAGGCTCAAGGAGCCTCGTTATTTAACTCAGTATACAATTTGATTAGTTCATCGTCTGCAGGAACCATAACGGCTTTATTACCGTTTTCATTAACAATCCCTATCGTTTCTCCATTCTCTACTCTTTCTATCATATTATCCCAATCATCTTGAAATTGTTTGACAGTATAAAAATCAATATCAGAGTCTTTCATTTAGATCAACGTAATTTAGGACCAGTAAACCATGCAACTAGAGAAAGTCTTTGACCTCTAAGAATAGGAGTTACTCTATGTGGTGTTCTTGAATCAAATACAACTACTGTTCCTCTTTCTTTAGATACACTTTGTACTTTACCCATATAATCAATAAACTGTAGTTTACCTCCACTATAGTCTTCAGGATCAGTAAGAATAATACTCATACTCAATTTTCTAGTAAGATCTTTATCCGCACTAGTACCGTAATCAGAGTGCCATCCATAGAAATGATTCTTATCATACTTAGTAACTTGAACAGATTCAAGTTCTGTTAAATCATATTCCCAAATTTCTCTATTAGCAATATGGAAATAGTGAGTAAAGATTGTGCTTACCCAATCAATTTCTGGTAGCCAAGTAATTTCACATTTCCTTGAATCGGGATCTAATCCTCCATCTTCTTCATTTCCAACGCTACCAGATTCCCAGTCTTCAGGTTCAATTTCACTAACCCTTCTTTCAATAAAATCAATAAGATAATCGGGTAGAACATCCTCAAAGATAATTGGAGAGTGAGCTATTTTATGATCACCGACTAAGTGCTCTCTAATCTCCAGTTCATTCCCATCCTCATCATAGAATTCTCTGATGAAACTAAGTTCATCATCACTATATCCTTCTTCTACTTCGTCTTCGTCTTCTTCAGTTTTAATTTGATCTTCCTCATCTTCATCATCATCATCTGAAGAATTCAATAGCATATTGGGAGCATCAGAAACTTCTGCAGGTTCTACTTCTTCAGGATTATTTTCTTCGTCAAATTTAATGTTTAATTCGCGAACAATGTTCTCTTCAGTCATTTTAAAACTTCAGTATTGTAAATTTGTATAAGTATGTATACAACATATTGGGGTATTGAGTTAGGTAGATTCCTATCGCCGCTAGTTCTGAATCTACCAAAGGGAACCACCGCAGTTGAAGGTATCTTCAACACTATTAATTATATACTATGAATCTTCTTCTTGCAACTTCTTATCTATAACTCCCAGTCTTCTTTCCCAACTATCTCCACCCTCAAGACCTTTCATAGGATTGATGCATGTTTCGTCACCTAGGTTATTGCAAACTAAACCAGCTAGGTCTAGTTCACTCTTGTCGTAAGAGGCAGCAGTACCTCTAAACACATGTTTGCCGTTAATCCAAGCAGCACCACATTTAGGACATTCTTTTCTCTCAAGTTTGAGATCCGACAGTTCCTTATCGTTGGTCATTTTTTTCCAGTATAGTGTCCTATTTATTATTAAGTGTACATTAAATCTATGTTGAAATACTAACGCACCTCAAAATCTAATCTGCGAACTTTACGAGTTCTTCTTGCTTCCTGATAAGCAAGTTCTTCTCTAGAGAAATGACTATCAAGCTTTTCTTCTCTGTTGGAAGATACCATAACAACTTTATCCATATCAATAGCACTAATTTTATTACCGTCTATTCTCATTTGATTAGGACATCCACAAGTTTGAATTTTAGTTGAACTTGTTAGTTCCTTGTTACACTCTTTACACCTTACAGTAATCATGATACAAATACTTTAATGATTTTATTTAGGAGGGACAAACCAAAAAGAAAGTGTATATCTCTTAGATTCCCTTACTCTATTCACCCAATGAAAATATCCGTCATCGCCCCCATTAGTAAAAGCAATTAATCTGCCGAGTTTTGGTTGGATAGTTATTTCCTGAGCGTTAGTATCATTAAATCTTATCCCAGTTTCTCCACCAATAAAGTCAGTATTTAAATAAATTATTGCTGAGCATCTATCTAAACCATCTTTATGAGGTTTCATATAAGATCCTACAGACCATTCGACTATCTCAATATTATCACATACAATTTCTTCATCACATAGATGAGAACATTTTTTAGAAATATATTTAATTAAATCATCAAACCACAAATTTTCTGTAGTCCTTCGACACAAACGTACAACAAAATTTTTATTATAGTTCAACAAACGATCTTTAGGATAATTATGATAGTACTGTATCAAATGCTCACATTCATCTTTAGAAAGAAAATTATCCTTTAAGTAAAACATCGTTTTTATAGAATATGCAAGATGACGGGATTGAACCGCCGACCGCCTCCGTGTAAAGGAGATGCTCTACCTCTGAGCTAATCTTGCGGAAGCGAATGGCGGGAATCGAACCCGCGACTGAAGCTTGGAAGGCTCAGATGTTACCCCTACACCACATTCGCCTAAGCGATTCAGGAGGGACTCGAACCCCCGACCAACGCATTAGAAGTGCGATGCTCTATCCAACTGAGCTACTGAACCATGGACTTAGTATAATTGATTTAAATCGGAAAGTCAACCATAATAAAAATCTTTCCACTGACCAACTTTTGTTTCTTCAAGATCCATCATAACCTTACTGATGGGAGCTCTTGGTTTCTTATAAAGTCTCATATTAGTTTGTTCTAATAGTTTATCACCTTTCTTCGTATTACAACTAGAACATGCAACTACCATATTTTCCCAGGTATTTTCACCACCCCTACAGCGAGGAATTACATGATCAATTGTGAGTTTGCTTTGAGCACCACAATACTGACATGTATTTTTATCTCTCTTGTAAATCATTGAACGGGATGGATACATCTCAGAAAATCTAATAAAGGGTCTTCTTACATATTGCACTAGTCTGATAACTCTACTTGAAATTACTCTTGCCTTTTCTTTAAAGAGAAGGATAACTGCTCTCTTCCAATTTGTAAAATGCAAAGGTTCATAAGAACTATTCAGCACTAAAACTGTAGAATAAGGTTCGATAGATTCCATATTGTTTATGCTACATTACTTACGGGTTTTGTTAGTTGACTATAATATTGATAAGAGTATGTTGTTCTCTTGCCGTGAATACCCCAACCCAACCATTTATATGCATGAGTCATATAGAAATCAATAGACTGATTTTCACTCTTTAAGTAAAGTTCATACCTTGTCCACTGAGGTTCGTTGACCATATACCTAAGTTGTGTTGGTAAAGTACTAGGATCTCCACCATACTTATTAACAAAACTTCCCAAACCTCTATAGCGGTTAGTAGAAGTCCACTGAATCAAACCATACCCACCACTCTTACACTCGGTGTAGGAGACGCGAGCACCACCCTCACAGATGTTAGGGATGAACTTACTCTCTTGTTTGATGTTGCCCATAACAGTAGCAAGAGCTGCTTTATCTCGGATTCCGCGCAACTGAAGAAATGAGAGCGTAAGATTTTCATTAAGATCGCATCCTTTACAAACGTAGTCCATCTCAATAGCAGGAGGTGCCTCTACTGGGTGAGGAACTACTGGAGTTTTTTCAGGAAAAACAGCAAGAGTTGCTGCAGTTAATACTGACGCAGAAGTTGTTGCAATAGTAATAAACATAAGTTTTCTCATTATTCAGGAATACTCAAAATGTCAATCTCGTCCTCTTTAGGATTGATCCATTCTTTGAATTCATCAGCGAGAGCCATTGCATCTTTGTATTCAAGATCGGGATCTGCTAAGCGATCCATAACCCACTCACGAGTCGCTGCAACCACTTCGATTGTCTGATCCATAATAATCCTTTTTGAAGTACCTTGAGAGGATGTTGCTATTATAGTAGGCGGGGGTTCCGTCGTCAAGGGACTCGGTGAGGACGTTGTAAGCGAAGAGCTGGCGGGTCTCTTCAAAATTTGTTTTGCCAGGTGTCTTATGAAGAGAGAGGATAGTCCTACTAAAGTTCTCTCTACCACATTTTTTAATTTCTTCTTTGAGTTCTGGACAAGACCCATAATATTTTTTCCAATCAGATTCAGATTTTACTTTTCGTTTCTTCCCCTTAGGCGTTCGATGCTGCCAAAAATACTTTCTCCCAATGTACTGTCGTTGGTTTGCGAGATTGGTAATATTATAAACAAAACCATAGTAATCCCGAACATCGCAACTATTAAAAGCTCGTTCCATGTACATCCAAGGATTTTCATAATCAGTATCGATACTCATCAATAATGTTTAACACTTTATCGAGATATTTATGTGCCATATCTCGATCCCCCTGCCATACTGTCTTAGGTTCTTCGTATACATCATTTTTTAACTGGAGCACACGATTTTTCAACTCTTCTTTTTGCAATTGATTTTTAGGCATAAAAAAATAGGAGGATCTCTCCTCCTATTTAAGCACAAATTATATCATTAGTCATCATCAAAGTCACGGTTTTCAAATATAAAGTCGTCACACTTCTTTGCTTCAATGTATTTCTTCAATTTAATAGAATATTGATATTCTTTTTTAAAGTTGAAAACCAGCGAAAGTATCTTTTTTAACATCTTGCTTAATTCCACCTACGACATAGGACTCAACCTCTGTTTCTTGTGGAGCAACCTGTAGTCCCTTAGAAGAGATCCAGTGTTGTGTCCAGGGCAAAGGGTTATTATTTGCAGCAATATCATAAACTGGTTTGAGACCAATACCTTTAAGGCGACGATTAGCAATCCATTCAACATACTGCTGGAGGAGTTTATCATTAAGACCAATCATACTACCTTCTTTGAATAGATGATCTGCCCAACGTTTTTCTTCATTTACTGCACGATCAAACATCTTATAAGTCCACTCTTCCTCTTCCTTCATAATGCGTTTCATTTCAGGGTCGTCCCCTTGCTTCCATTTGTTGAGGATATTTTGAGTAATTGCAAGATGCTGATTTTCATCTCGTGCGATAAGAGAGATGATTTTAGCGGATCCTTCCATAAGCTTGAGTTCACCAAACGCAAACGAGCAAGCAAAGGAGACATAGAACCGTATACCTTCCAGAATGTTGACGTTCGCCACTGCTCTGTAGAGTTTTCTCTTGAGTTCATACTTTCCTTCTAATGCTGTTGGAACTTGTTCCAATGCATGTTGCCAATCATTGGAGTTATCATATTGATGAGCACTATTAATGAAATCATCATATGCCTCTGTAACGCTGCTAGCACGTTCTAGAATGCGTGGGTTAGTAATGATTTGATCAAAGACCTCTGATGGGTCCGCATAAACATTTTTGATAATGTAAGTATATGAGCGACTATGAATCATCTCCATAAATCCCCAGACTTCTATACATGCTTCTAACTCAGGTAAAGAACAGTATGGAATGAAAGCCATACCAGGTCCACGACCTTGAACAGAATCAAGCATAATCTGATACTTAAGATTGGAAGTATAGATGTGCTTTTGTTCTTGAGTTAAAGTTTGATAATCTCCACGATCCTTTTGAAGAGAAACTTCTTCCGGTCTCCAAAAGTATCCTAATTGTTGTGTAGTAAGTTTATCAAAAATTGGATACTTATAAGAGTCGTATCTTTGAATTCCTAGCGGAGCACCAAGAAACATTGGTTGTTTCTTAAGGTTCACTTGGTCGGTATTAAATACCGTCATTCTATCAACTGTTGTTTGATTTCTGTTTGCTCTGTCTACGAAGTTAACCTTCATCTATTTCTCCTTTGTTTATGCTTTGTTTGTTTACAAACTCCATAGAGTATTTAATAAAATTAGATCTTACAAGATTCACAATCATCTTCATCAGAAGCTAGAATTTCATTTAACAGAGATTCAGTTTCTTCACTATCATCCTTTATTTCATCGTTCTTACTATCATAAGTGTTTTGATAGTATGAAGTCTTCCAACCATACTTGTAAGTAGTAAGGAAGTCTTGCGCCATAACTGAGACGGGTACCTCGTTATCATCAAAGTGTTCTGGGTTATATGACCAGTTTCCAGAAATTGCTTGGTCAAAGAATTTTTGAATAACTGAGACAACTTTAATATAACCCATGTTTGAATCCATATCCCATAGAAGAGTATAGTTGTTCTTGAGGGTATTGTACTGGGGAACAATTTGCTTAAGAGGCCCTTTCTTGGACTTCTTAATGGACAAGTATCCACGAGGAGGTTCGATTCCATTGGTTGCGTTTGACACAACGGAACTGCTCTCCGAAGGCATCTGTGCGGACAGTGTGCTGTGTCTGAGACCGTGCTCCAAGATAGATGTTCTAAGATCTTCCCAATCATGCTCATAGTTAATGCTGGAGATTTCATCTACATCGTTCTTATATGTATCAATAGGAAGAATTCCATCTGCATACTTAGTGCGACCAAAGTATTCACAATGTCCTTTCTCTTTTGCGAGTTGATTAGATGCTTTCAATAGATAATATTGGAAGGATTCAGAAAGTCCATGAACAGCATCCCATGCCTCCTGTGAGTCGTATGAGAACCCAAGTTTAGCAAGATAGTGGGCAAGACCAATAAAACCTACTCCAAGAGATCTACGTGCCTTTGTGGCTACCTCAGCAGCAATGATTGGATACTTCTGGTAATCAATCAATTCTTCCAGACCACGAACTGCAAGGTCACAAAGTTCTTCAAGTTCTTCATTAGATTTAACTTTCCCGATATTAATTGCAGAAAGAATGCATAGAGCAATTTCTCCAAACTCATCATCAATATGCTGCAATGGAAAAGTAGGAAGAGTAATTTCTTGACATAGATTACTCATCTCAACTTTATCCTTAAAGGATGAGTGAGAATTGCAATGATCAATGTTCATAATATAGATACGACCAGTCTCAGCACGTTCTTTTAGAAGTGCTAGGATAAGTTCTTGTGCCCCGATAGTCTTTCTCGGAACAGACTGATCTGATTCATAGTCCACATAGCGAGCGTCAAATGCATCAGTACCAAAAGCATCATAGAGACCTGGTACGTCATGCGGTGAGAAGAGGCTAATCTCTCCATTCTGGATGAAACGTTCGTAGAAAAGTTTTGAAATTTGGATTGAGTAGTCAAGTTTGCGTACCCGATTGTCTTCTGTGCCTTTATTATTTTTCAGAACAAGAATATCTTCTATCTCTTGGTGCCAGATTGGGAAGTGGACTGTTGCTGATCCGCCACGAATCCCATTTTGAGTGCAACATCGTACAGTTGATTCAAATTTTTTAAGGAAAGGAACAACACCCGTGTGCTGTACTTCTCCGCCTCGGATCTTAGCGTTGATTCCACGGATGCGACCTGCGTTGATACCAATTCCCGCCCTTTGTGCAACATACCTGCCGATAGCCATATCAGAACTAAAGATGCTATCGAGGGTGTCATCAACATCAACAAGCACACAGCTAGCAAATTGTCGAAGTGGTGTTCGCACTCCTGCCATGATTGGCGTTGGGATGTTGATTTTGTGCTTGGAGATTGCGTCGTAGTATCGTCGGACATAATCCAACCTCGTATCTTTCGGATATTCTGCAAAGATAGTCAAAGCAATCATGATATACATGAACTGTGGAGTCTCATATACTCCACCAGTGCTTCTATCTTGCACTAGGTATTTATCTACAACCTGACGCAATCCAGCATAAGTGAAAAGAAAGTCGCGATCGTGATCAATAAATCCATTCACTTTAGCAATTTCTTCTTTAGAGTATTTGGTAAAAATATCTCTATCGTAAACATCCGTAGAAGTACAACTAACAATATGATCTTCAAGTTGAGGCAACTCTCTCATCTTTCCATAGAGTTGTTTGCGAACTGCAAACAACAGAAGTCGTGCTGCAACGTATTGATAATTGTGATGATCTAGATCAATAAGATCACTTGCAGATCGAATTAAAATTTCTTGAATTTCGTCAGTCGTAATACCGTCATAGAATTGAATACCTGACTTCATCTCAACTTGACTCGCAGACACCCCTGCAAGACCCGTGGTTGCTTCTTCAACCATCAAATGCATCTTATCTAGGTCAAGAGATTCAATTCGACCGTCACGCTTTTTTACCGTAGTCCCGTTGCTCATATCTTTTTCCAATTGGTAAATTTTAATTTTGCTTCTAATCCAGTATATGTATTTGATTTTATCACAGACTGAACATCTAGTCCAGACATGACCATATCATTAACATCTTTATCGTCTATGTTTTCTGGCCATATCACCACGGGATCACCTCTATCGATTGTGCGCCCAATACGGTTGACGATTTCACTGTTCCTTGGTTCGTTATCGTAGACCCAAATAGGATTGCTAATCCCCCAGCGGCTAATATCAAGATCAGCTCCGCACATAGCAATCGAGTTGCGAATGAACGTGCTGTCGAATGGTCCTTCTGTGATGTAAACAGATTCTGATTTGGCAATTTCATCGAGTCCATAGATTTTTGGTGCATTATCTTCAAACATAATAGTGATATATTTAACAGTATTATCACTGCATATTCCTATGCTCCGACCTTGAACACCCACTAGAGTATTGTTATATATCAGAGGAATAATGATCCTTGGTTCATCATACTTTGTACTTTCAAAAGTGGGTTTAATAGAATTAATCCATGCTTTGAATGTTTCAGTATAATAGAATTTATCTGGATCTAGTTTTCTAGCCATGAGATATCCTAGTGGTTTAAGACATTCACTTACTTTAGGAAGATTGATAAGTGGTTTCTTTTTGAATATTGGTTTAGGAAATTCAAACTCTGGTTCTTTAGTAACAAAACTATTTCCAGTATGACCTTCTTTAAACTTCTCAAGGACATATTGTTTATGTAATTGAGGATCTACTTTCTTTATTAAATTTCCAAGAGAAAGACTAGCACCACAATTATGACACTTAAAGTTGGTGTTATTTTTTGCCTGATAAAGATATCCCCTAGCCTTATTCTTGTTCTTTTGTGAATCTCCACAAATAGGACATCGAAAGTTATAAAGGTCCGCTTTTACTTTTTTGAATTTTTGAACACGAGAAGATAACTGTCCAATAAAATTGGAATCAACCAAATCCATTATGAAAACATCACTGCTATCTTACTATTGTACTTGCTGTAGTCGATGGCGTCAACACTTTTACCATAGGAGGAACTATTTGTATTACTGCAACCAGAGTAGTCAGAACAGCAGTAGTACCAATAACAAATTTCTGGTTTGAATCTACTTTCTTTTGAATTTTATCAATCCTTTCATGGAGAAGTGTTTGATTCTTTTCTCCCCTAGTTTCCATTTCCCCAATCATTTTGATGATGAGTTGATTAGATTTATCACCCTCATCCAATCTATTTTCATGTCTTTCTAAAATAATAGAAACTCTATTACTATTCTCAGAAATAGTAGAAACAGCACGTTCTAACTTATCTAACATCTCTTTAGATAAATCTTCGTAGATATCTAATTTAGATTGCAATACTTCTAATTTTCCTAGTCCAAAAGCCATTACTTAATTTTCCAAAGTTTTCTTATGCCTTTCTGATAGATATATTTCTTCTTCTTTCTTACTGGTGCATCATCTCCTGCTTCTACAGATCCTGCGATCTGCCCATTACCCATAGCCATAGTTGGACCCTCTTCCCGAATCCGTCGAATCATTTCTACTATGTAATCAATCTTTTCCATCTGGATTGTAGTATGTTTTTTGTAATTGACCTAAACAATGTATATCAATATGTATATCATGAATATAACATTTAGGTGTATCTGGAAGTCTATTTAAGAACATAACAAATGTTTTCATTACTGACCATAGTTCTTCCTCTATTTTATAAAACAACATCGGTGTTGCTGCGTCCCCAAATATATTATATAAAACAATAAAGTGATTGATCAGGAGAGATGTTTTTAACTCTCCTGAACTTTTATATCGCTTCAGTAGACGTTTGATATATTTGAAATGATTCAAATCTTTATCAAAATCGTCTTTAGTCACTGCCTGGGGATTTTCATAATTTTTTATAGCGAATAGCAAAAAATTATCTTCATTCAGTTCATCGAATAACATTAGTCAATTATCATGCGGGTGGGAACAGGGGTGCGTTACCTGTAGAAATACCAGACATTGCAACTAAAACTTCTTGCTTAACTCTCAGATTTCCATCGAGATCATTGTAGGTTGTAACGCCAACCCATCCAGCATGTGTTGCATGATATGCAGTGGCTCTACCAGCAGTAACTCCTGCTCCAGAAACGCC